TTAATGCGGATGATCTGTTGGCTGAAATGGACTAAGAGTAACCCGTAGCATCCAAGGCATTCTTCGCGAGTGCCTTGTGTGGTACGTGTTCAGGCGAGCGTTGGCTATGCCAAGTCGAGAGTAAGAATTGAGCCTCCAGCTCTTGGCGGCGCGGGGCGGGGAAATCTAGGCAAGTCTCCCTCGTAGACTAGATTTCCCCCATGCGTTTAATTTCTTTGTTGACACAAACACACGTTATGTTATAATGAACGCATGGAACAAACCCGTTTCATACACCTAACAAGGAAGCTTACATGACACACCAGATTTCTTATCTCGCACCTCGGCGTGAAACAGTTGTAACCGGCATGAAGGAAGTGGAAGAGACAGTCCACGTTCCCCACAAAAAGAAAGGACTTGTGATGAAAACAGTTACTAAGTATGTCCGCACTTATACAACCAAACCCTGGTCAATGACAGGGGTGTTGAAAGCCATTCGTTCCGGTTGCACTTTCGGTTCAACTAGTCAGCATGATTTCGAAGCGGGCGTGGCGGAGTTCGCCGCCGATGCTCGAATCATCTGGACAACTCTCCACGGGGACAACCACCATGCCGCGTAAGGCCGCTGTCAACCCGTCTATTCGTTTAAACACAGCCCTCCCTCCGGAGATAGCAACGAAGTTACAATTGTTCCTATTCTCCGAAGTCGAAGGTCGTGTCCCACAAGGTGCGTATCAAGAATTCCTGACTGCCCGTATCCAAGAATTCTTCGGGAGTAAGATTCTCGACTTAAGTGAATGGACTGGCCAACCACCTTGCACAAATTTAGTCAAGGGAAATCAGCAGACGATTGAATTATTAACCGCACTACTAAAAGGAGAAAGCAAATGACTTGTGACTTAACAGAGATTCAAATAGATGGTACAAAGTTTGTTCGGGCGGATTTAGCATTTGTACCCGCACAAAGTAGTCAGGGGCTTGATTATCGTATTGTTCGTACAGAAAGTGCAGGCGTGTTTGCTGGGTATGTAAAAGAACGAATTGGACAGGAAGTCATGCTCCTCGAGGCCCGTCGTTTATGGTACTGGGATGGTGCAGCTAGTTTGTCTCAATTGGCTATAGAAGGGGTGAGTAAGCCGCAAAATTGCAAATTTCCTGCACCAGTATCTGAAATTTTACTATTGGGGGCTGTCGAAATTTTGTCTGTAACTAAACAAGCGCAAGATAGTATTGCGAGTGTGCCTGTATGGAAAGTATAGAAGGCTGCGGCTACGGCAGCGGCAGCGGCGCTGGCGCTGGCTACGGCGATGGCTACGGCAGCGGCATCAGCAGCGGCGCTGGCTACGGCAGCGGCAACGGCTACGGCAGCGGCAGCCGCTACGGCTACGGCTACGACAGCGGCAGCGGCAGCGGCAGCGGCTACGGCTACGGCTACGGCGATGGCTACGGCGATGGCTACGGCGATGGCAGCGGCTGCGGCATCAGCAGCGGTAACGGCTAATAAGGAGAAAGCAATGGAAAGTATAGAAGGCAACGGCAGCGGCTACGGCTACGACAGCTGCTACGGCAACGGCAACGGCAGCGGCTACGGCTACGACAGCGGCAGCGGCAACGGCAACGGCACTGGCTACGACAGCGGCTACGGCAGCGGCTACAGCAGCGGCTGCGGCTACGGCAGCGGCAACGGCAACGGCAGCGGCAGCGGCAGCGGCAGCGGCTGCGGCATCGGTAACGGCAGCGGTAACGGCTAATGCGGCAATTCGCTTGTGCCCTCAGTACCCCTCAACCCGAGCTCAAGCTCAACTTGGCTTGGGGGGACAGCCCTGAAATTGCTGCTTTAAAAGCCTTCACACGTCAGGTAGGCCGCCCTGACCAAGCCGATGCCGAACGGTGGTTGGAAGAACAGCAAGCAATGGGTAACTTAATAGAGATAAAGGAGATTCATCCATGACCCCAGAAATGATGTCAAAAATCGCTATATGGCGACAGAAGGCGGCGGAAGGTACACTAACCGTCGAAGAAATGCAGGGAGCCATCATCGCCCTGCGCGGAGATAGACGAGGTGCGGCTGTTGCGAGCGAGAAGAGTCGGAAGGCGAAGGCACCGAAAGCCGAAATTCGGGCGGATGATTTACTGTCAGAATTGGGGAGATTATGAGCCAAGACACTACATTCTGTGATGTTTGCAAGACAAAGTTCTACGAAGCCCCCGCTATCCTCCTCGGTGTCCCTGACGAAGAGAGTAAGTCAATCGTGTATAACATCTGTCCCGTCTGTTTTGAGTGGATTATTGAGCAAGGAGCGGAGAAATGAAACTAGCCCTTCCACCACAACCTGCTAAGCCGATTTGCCGCGAATGTGACCACGCGGAGACTATCCCTTCCACCGACAAAGCAATCCGCTGTCGTCGTTACCCACCAACTGTAACCGCAGTCACCGTACCCATGCAGAACGAAGGTGAAATGAGTATCCAGATTAAAGACATAAACCTCCGCCCAATCATCTCCATCAACGAAACCTGTGGCGAATGGAAAAAAGCGTTCATCCTAGCATCTCACTAACCCTAAAGGAGGCTCACAATGCAAGACCACCCCGACTTCCCTGAAGTCATTGATTCAACCTTGTTAGGCCAAATCCGCGCCTGTAGTCGCCATGCCCAGCTCGAATCCCTCCTCCATTGGAAACCAACCACTCCATCCGTCCACCTTCACGCTGGTGCTGCTTTCGCATCTGGTCTCGAAGCCGGCCGCCTCGCTTTCTACGTCGATGGAAAGACGCAAGAGGAATCTACCGCAATCGCCCTTCAAGCTCTCATTAACCACTACGGTGATTTCGAGTGCCCCGCAGATTCCGCCAAGTCCCTCGAACGTATGTGCGGCGCGATAGAATTTTATTTCGATCAATACCCTATGGAGACTGATCATGCAATTCCAGTTACCCTTCCGTCTGGCAAGCGTGGTATTGAATTCTCTTTTGCTGAGCCTATTGATATTAAGCATCCTGTTACGGGTAATCCTTTGGTGTATTGTGGGCGGTTCGATATGCTTACTGATTATGCTGGCGCTATTTACGGTGAAGATGATAAAACTACTACTTCTCTTGGTGCGAGTTGGTCGAAACAGTGGGACATGAGGAGTCAGTTCACCGCTTACTGCTGGGGTGCGAAACAAGCCGGTTTTCCTATCGCCGGTTTTCTTGTCCGAGGCATCAGCATCCTCAAAACAAAGTACGATACACAGCAAGCCCTTACCTACCGCCCTCAGTGGATGATAGACCGCTGGTACGAACAAATGCTCCGCGATGTAGCGGGATTTATTCAACAGTGGGAGTCCGACGTATATGACTACAACCTCGACGCTTCTTGCAACGAATACGGAGGTTGCGTATTCCGTAACATCTGCCTGACCGAACCGGCTTCCCAACAAAACTGGCTTGAAACCGCATTCGTCAAACGCCGCTGGGACCCCCTTACTCGCACAGAGACGCTTTTAATCGAATGATAGTTTCATGAAAGATTTTACTGTTCAGTATTTTATTAATAATGCACTGATAGGGCAGTCCACTATTCCATCCCCTTTTCCATACCCAGAATCTATCTGCTTTTTTTGTCGGGACTGTGGGGACATTTGGGGAAGGGTCTGGTTTCTCGCAGATCAGACTTATTTTCGTGTCGTAACAGCCGCTTGTGACCGACACAAAGCAGGGCCTTGGGATTTCATATCTTTGCCGGGTAGTATGATTGAAGATCTTTTCCCAAGGGCATTAGAAGAACGGGCAGCATTTTGGCCTCTTACTGTAACCTACATGCCGCCCGCAATGTTAAAGAGAGAAGTTCAACTTTTACTAAGGAAATTACCATGAGTCAGAAAGAGAAAGTAGCAGTGAAAACAAGACAAACCACCATAGTTCAGGAAACTAATTCTATTGGTCAGCATCGCATTATTATTATTAAAGACGGCGTACCCTCTCATTCCGCTTGGGCGGAGCACTATGCTCTGGCAGTGTTCGGTCGTTATAGAGGAAGCCTCTCTGGCAATGCAGCTATCCCTCAGGGTGTTTTCACCGTCAGTCTTGTTGATTCAGAGTTACTATCATGAGTGAGCCACATATCTTCGGCCCGAAAGTTCTTCTCGAAGGAACCTCTGGCTCCGGAAAGACTCACGCGATAGGAACAATCGTGGATTGGGCAGCGAAGAATGGAAAGGAAGTTTTCGTCCTTTTCACGGAAAACGGTCTGGAAACCCTGTTAGGCTACTGGAAGGATGCGAGTAAACCAATCCCGCAGAACCTCCACTACCACAACACAATGACTAGACCGTTAAAACTAACTTCCCTTATGGACGCGGCAGATAAAGTAGGGAAACTCACCTACGAATCTGTTACGAAAATGAGTGATGCAAACAGAGGTGGCGATAACAACGCATTTTACAAGATACTCACTGCTTGTAATGACTTCCCCGATGACCTCTCCGGCAAGAAATTCGGCCCAGTCGATTTGTGGGGAACGGACAAAATCTTTGTTATCGACTCTCTGTCCGAGCTCGCCAATGCTTGCATGAAAATGGTGATAGGCAACAAACCTACCGCTTCCATGCCAGACTATGGTGTAGCCCAAAACTGTCTCATGAATTTTATCCGTCTCTGCACTCAAGGCTGCTCCTGCACATTCATTATGACTGCGCATGTCAGCCGCGAGAAAGATGAAATCACAGGAGGGATTAAACTCATGACCAGTGCAATTGGCGGCGCAATCTCCGGTATTATTCCTCAGCTCTTTTCAGACGTTATCTACACGACGAGAGAGGGTGGGTCATTCTACTGGGATACCGCGAATGCAAGTGTAGATGTAAAAACCCGTAACCTTCCTATAGCGGCAAAGCAAGCCCCCGATCTAGGTCGTATCATGGACAAATGGGCGAGCAGGCAACAATCGTAATTCAACTTTAACTTAAGGAAATCACATGAACACATCAGCATTTGACCCACAAGCCTTCCTCGACGCCCAAATCACTGAGGCCTTCGTCAAGCGTCCACCAATCCCCGCAGGTGAGTACATCGCTACCATCGGTGAAATTTCTGTTCGCACATGGAGTAAGAACGAAAAGTCCGGCATTGCTTTCGACATTCCTGTAGCCCTCGAAATCCCCTCCGAAGTTCAGCAAGCCCTCGGCGTAGATTTCAAAGACGGCATCCTGAACATGAAAGACAGTGTATTTGTCGATCTGAATGAGGCTGGGATGATCGACACAGGAGTGGGGAAAAATCGCGGTCTTCGCAACTACCGCGATGCCACGGGAACTAACACTCCTGGCGCACCGTTCTCTCCCCGTATGTTCACAGGGAAGGTTATCACTGTAAAGATCAAGCATGAAATTTACGAAGGTGAACCAGTTGAGCGTATCGGCGGCGTAGCAAAGTCGTAATCGAAGTCTAATTTGGCGGGAGGAGAAATCCTCCTGCATTTTTAATGGAGGCAAACTTGTACAACCCTAACATCCCTATAGTAGTAACCGACATAGAAACCGGAGGTCTCGACCTCGACCACCCTATCATCCAAATTGCCGCAATCGTCTATCTCCCCAAGACAGGCGAAACTCTCGAATCATTCGAGTGTAAAGTGGAATTCGACGAGGAAGATTGCGATGCCGAAGCCCTCCGCATCAATCGCTATTCCCCTGAACTATGGGACGACAGTATCCCCCTTAAAGAAGCTCTTCAACGCTTATCACAGGTATTCAAACGTCACGCAACTTCATCGCGCACCAGTAAAAAAGGATTTCGTTATCAGGTTGCTGTCGCTGCTGGCTACAATAGTCATTTTGACCGTGACCGTCTCTTTCACCGCGCGAAGCAATTCGACATTTTCCTTCCCGTCGATCCCCGCTTCCTCGACGTCATGCAACTTGCCCTATGGAAACTCCGTCTCGACACTTACAAGTTGACAGACGTTGCAAAGTATTTCGAACTCGATACGACCAACGCCCA